GGTCAATGCTTGGAACGCTGCACCATCCCAGAACTTTGGCGTAGGTGGCGTGTCGTTCTCGTCGTACCAGAGAAAGCCGTCATCGGTCGCGGTCGGTGTCGCCGTCCCATACGAATAGGGAAGTTTGGCTGCGAACGTATCATTTAGGTCTGCGGCTGCGAGAACTTCCCCCGCCGCGAAATCGTCTCTTACTGCCATCAGTTTCCTTCCTTAGTAACCAAGAGTGTTTTCGTCAAGGATGCCGAACGATGCAGAGTCCAACACCAACGCCGGTGTCTCACCCTGACTGAACGACAACGTGACCCGATGCTGGAACGGGTCAATAGAATGTTCGATCTGATCCAACCTAACGAACTGATCAATCGTGTCCCCGATACCCGACGGAGTATAGATAACTTGAACAAGGTCACCAAGTTCCAAGCCTAGAACCTCAAGCGTCTGAGCATCAGTCAACGTATTCAACACAACTTCGATGCCGTCAATCCTCAACAACGGTTCCTTATACCGTGCGAGGATCAAATCAGCCAACGACTGCGCCTGCGTATCATCAGCAAGCAGACTGTCAGTGATGTCAAAATCAATGCCGCCATACGCTTCAACGGATGCGGTGCCTACTGCGGTAGCGGTGCCGCCGTTCAACCTAGCGACACTGACACGGTTCCGCAGTTCCTCCGAACCGTAAGACGCATCAATGTTCGTGAATGGTATCCCCGTGCCGTCATCCGCGAACACCGTATTAGTCAACGTCTGTAAAGTTGACCGGTCGCGGAACACCAACGAACCATCCGCACCCATGAACAAGGCACCCTGTTCCGCCTGCTCAACCCTCTGCAAATACTGTAAAGCGTTCACCGGTTTAGGAGTCGCGGTGCCGCCAATAGCATCCGCCTGCAACGTGGCAACACCGTCATCAATGCTGCGTTTACCGGCAGGAAAATCAATCTCCGATCGGTCAAGGATCGCAGACACCCGCGCACCCGTGGCTTCCGCCGTCGCGGTGTGCGGATCTATTTCCTCCAACGCGAGGAACACAAACCCGTCCGTTGATTTGACGGACGCAACGTGATCACCGTCAAGACTGTATTCAAGGTCCCAATCAGATACGACACCGGCGAACACCGGCAACCCTGCGCTAGTGACACTGATCGCTTTCCGTGGCCGCATAGACGCGCCGTAAGGTGTGATAGCGGTACCCGCAGCCGGATCGTACTTCCGTTGTGAGTTATCCAAATCAACAGTTGCTGCGCCTGCCTGATACTTTTCAAGTTCACGCGACCGACCACGACGAACCGTGACGGTTTTCACCTCATCGGTAACGTCCTCAAGGATGTCCCCGGCCAGACCAAACGGACCATCGTCCAACTCACCCTTCACCGGATCGTCAAGGGTGAAAAAATCACCGACACCACCGGCAGCCAAATCAAACGCAATACGAACCCGCGTGTCAGGCCGAGGCATAAACCGGACCGTTCCTGCGTTCGTACGCCTTGATAGCGTCAACTACCTGACGGCCAACCTCAGCGCCGTCCGCACCCATCCCTGCCTTCACAGTGATGTTGATAGTAGTGCTACCCATAGCCGCGTTGCCGCGCCGGTTTGACAACGGCACAACCGCTTCCGGGCCCGCCTCACCGATGATCGCCAACGTTGCCTTGTTGACAATGCCACCATCCGCCAACTCCGGAATAGTCGGCAGGTTGTTTGTGCCAAGCGTATACGGACCGAACGTCACCGCAGCCGGACCCACACCCACAGTCACAGATGGCGTAGTGAAACTAATCCCGTTCCAAGCACTGATCACACGGTTGATCGCACGGATCACAAAGTTCACGGCACTAGTGATGGTCTCCGTTATCGCACTGCCAATGGCATCGAACACACCCGTGATGAAATCACGAACCGCAGTGAACGCATCAATGAACGCCTGCCGCACACCCTCAGTGAACTCTTGATATTTCGCGTACGCCGCTGCCACGAACTCCGCGATAGCAACGCCAACCTCAATCAGTTTCGCAATCACGCGAACCCAAAACGCGATCAACTCAACGATGCCTTCAATGATCAAACCGATGAAGGTAATCAACGCCTGCAAATACACCGAATAGAAAGTGACGATTGCAGGAACCACGTTATCAATGATGAACTGAATCACCGTCTGGAACGCGTCCCGCATCTTGATCAACGTATCGCGGTTGTTATCAATCGCTTCCTTGATACGGTCAATCACACTCGCCACAGTTTCGCGGATCCGGTTGAACGCCGCCATCACGGTATCCCGCAACGTCTCACTGTTGTTCCACGCATACATGAACGCGCCAACAAGCAACGCGATAGCACCCACAACCAACGCGATCTTTAGAGTCAACGGATTGAACACCGCAATAATGCCACCGATAGCACCAATGAACTTACCCGCGATCAACAACACCGGACCGATAGCCGCAACAATCGCACCGATCTTGACAATCAATTCCTGTTGCGCCGGGGTCAGGTCACGGAACTTCTGCGCAATCGTGGCGAACCCATCCGCGAACTTCTGCACAAACGGCAAAATTATTTCGCCAATATCAATCAACGATGCCTTCAAGTCTGAGAACGCTTTGCGCATCTTGAACGCGGTGGTTTCCTGAACCACACCAAACGCTTCATCAGTGATACCGGCACTGTCGGCCACGACACCGAACGTGTCCGAGATTGTTTGCGCGTCACTGTTCAGGATCGTGAACGCCGCGGACTGCGCCTCAACGCTACCGAGAACGTTACCGATCTTTTCCTGATTCCCGTCAAACGCATCATTCAACAAACCCAACGTGCCAACAAGACCCTGCTCAGCCATTGACTCCCGCAGGTCACCCGCAGTCAAACCAACTTCACCCAACGCCTTGATGGTTTGTTTCGTTGGCGTGCCTAACTTGTTGAACAACGCACGAACCTGCGTGATGGATTTACCGGCATCACCGTTCGTCCGCGTCAACAACGAAACCGCACCCGCCGTGTCCGCGAAACTTGCTTCCGCCAACTGAGCCGCAGGGAGAACATCACCAAGGGATCCGGCGAACTGTGACGTTTCGAAATTACCGGCGCGAGCCGCCGCAACAATAATGTCCGTGGCCTGCGCAGCGGAAAGCGTGTCACTGCCGTACGCATTCATGGCACCGGACAACGCACGGGAAATATCCGTAGTGTCACCAAGACCCGCGGCACTCGCCTTAGATGCGGACTCCAACGCGTTCATAGCGTCCTCACCACGCAAACCTGCGGAGGTGATAACAAACAACGCGTCCGACAGTTCCTTAGGTGCCTTAGCGGTAGTACCCGCCAGATCCAAGACACCATCCCGCATACCGTCAACCTTGTCCGCACTAATGCCAACAAGACCAACGATCTTTGCCATTGACTCTTCGAACTCGCTAGCGGACAACACCGCAGCGGTACCGATCCCGGCAATAGGAACAGTCAACGACTTAGTTAGGGTGCCGCCAACCTTCGACATTTTGCCGCCGACATCCTGAAACTTCCGGCCAACATCCGCGAACTTATCGGCAGTGGTCTTAGACTTATCCTGCAACTTTTGGATCTCGCGTTGCGCTTTCTCAAGATCCTTGCCGTTCCAATCCGCAAGCAGACTAACGAGAACTGCGGGGTTTCTAGCCACCTAACTCTCCTAGTCTTTTCTGTGCGGTCTCAGTTGCCTTGTTCACAAGTTCCAAAATGTCATCCGCCGCCTGCTCTTGATTCCACGATTGCGGCGAATCATGCGCATCCCACACCAACCGTGATGCAGTCTTGCCGGACGCACTGCGGATCTTGGCGATGAACGAACGTCCGTTACCGTACGTCCAACCCGTCTTAGGATTGATGCCGGGTTGCGGAGGTGCGCCGTTCGTTTTCCTACCGGCTAGTTCCCAAATCGCACCCGCCGCGGAAGTGTTCTGAACACCCATCGTGTTAGAAACAACGGTGCCTTTAGCGCGTCGTTTCGCCGTCGTCGTTTTGATGCCAGACACAATCGTTGCCGCGTCATAACCGCCGCGCCAATTTTTCCAACCCGATAACGGTTGACCACCCTTGACTAGTCCACGCGCCTCATCACGCAACTCATTAGCGGAACCACGCAAACCCTTCAAGACCTCTTTGCGAACATCGTTGTCAAGTTCCTTCAACACATCCAGAGTGTTCCGGATACCTTGAATCTCAACAACGGTTTTCACTTAGACCCCTTGCTGCCTTTGCGTTCCTGAACGTTCCGCCACCTCAGATAACGTTGCATAGTCGTGATGATTCGATCTGACTCCGCCATAATCGCAGACGGAGACAACCCGAACTCATACGCCAAATGCACTATTTTCCAAGTTGCGGACTGCTCTCCAAAGGGACAATGTCCCCTGATTCCTCACTGAACTCAACATCCGGATCATTGACCTCAAGCCAATCAGTGAACTCAGGCAACTGCGGATTTGACCGGCGAAGCGAATGCCACGCCAACCAATACATATCCGTGAGCCGGAACTCATCTTGAAACTTAGCAACCGACCGGTTGAACGTTGATTCAAACCCGACGAAATCCGCCGCTGAAACCGTGACCTCAGCGGCGGATCCGTCAGAGTTTGTTACGCGTAAATGCATTTTCATGGCAGGAACTCCAATCTAGGAATGAATGATTATCAGGTGGTGCCGCGAGTAACCTCACCGGTAATCGGCAGGCTAACGCTCGTGGTGGACAGATCGCCAACCGCGCCATCCACCGGGGAATACTCAGTCACGAGAACATCAAACGAGTATTCCGGATTGGTGGCCGATACCGCAGCGGTACCACCCGGCTTCACCGCAACGGCAACCGTGCCGCCAAGGTTCGGGAAAAACAACGAGTCAATTCCGGACGCACCAAAATCCTGATGCATTTCGAAATCAACTGTTCCCTGCTTCAAACCACCGATGCGCGTGCGGTATCCGCCTGCCGCACCGAACGCGGTAGTTTCAACGTCGTCAGCCTCAAGACTGATGGTGACCGAAGCGCAGGATGAGGTGATGGTGGAACCGGCGAAAACAATCACCGGATCAGTCAACACATACTTTGCCATGAACTTGCTCCCTTACGCGTAGACGGTTACCACGAAGGTAACAGTCAGATAGGTGTTTTCATTGATGGTGGCCGCACGGTAATCCCGCGCTTCCGTAACTCGCAAGTCTTGTATAAGACCTCCGAGAGTTCTGTCTGATTCGATGGCGGCTTTCACGCTTTGCGCGCCATCCGGGTTGCAGTACCCGTCAAGGTTTGATTGCGCGTTACGGTCAGAGACCTTAGACACAATCACCTGAACAGAAAAACTATAAGTATCTAGTCCCCGGTTGAACGCCGTATCAAACGAAATGTTGTCCGGAAAGATCACCGCGATAGGTGGTTTCGGTTCGTCTGGAACGAACGCGGACGTTCGCAGTCCGTCAATAGTTGCGAGGTTCGTAGCCAACCCCGTGCGTATCTCCGACAAGGTAGGCATCAGGCAACCCCGTGCGTGACCTTGCGGAACGGCATCAGCATTGACTGAATGTCCGGGTCAATGCGTGCCACTCTCACGGCACCCATATCCCCGAAACCGGCCACACCTAGCGCACTCGAATACCGCTGGTATTGCCTCAGTGACGCGAGTATGCACGCTTGTTTCACTGCCGCAGGTACCGCCGTAGCAAAACCGTAAACACCCGTGATCTTTACTCCGGTCTCGTTCGCTACCGGATCCACCGGGAACAAGTAATCACCCACGGCACGCAGCCGCGTGGACGGGAAATCAAGACCCGCGTTCGTGCGGTTCAACGGTTCAAGTTGATAGTCACTAGCGGTAAGGGTTTCGTCGTAAATACCGTCAAGGCCGGACGATGTTTCCACCGTGATCGCGGTACCCGCAAGGTCATCCACCTCAACCGTATACGAATCCCGCGCCGCAAAGTATCGAACCTCAGTGCCGTTCGTGTAGAACCTGCGTTCGCAGTAACCGTCAATCATTCGTGAAGATGCTTCAATGGCGGTCTCCAACAAGGAATCATCCACGTTATCCGTGATGCGTGCCGCAGCCTTCACCTCAGACAAAGACGCATACCCGTTAGTGATTGCCATTACCTACCCGCTTTCCGTAATAAAGATCCGTGACCTCACGCACCGCAATAGAAATGTTTTCGTCCGACACCTCACCGCGGCGCATCAAACCATCAATGGCGCGTTCGATTTCCAAACGCACCTGTTCATCAGTTGATCGTTGCGCTGCCGCTGCGGTACTTGTGTCCCTCCAACGTTGGCGTAACCCACGGATTGATACTGTGAACGCCGACATTGAACGTTCTAATCTTTCTCGCCATAGCCTCAAGTGCGTTCCTCCACACATCAAAATGAAGCAACCCGTCAGGGTGTTCATACCCGGTGACTCGTGATTGTCCTTCGTACTCCCCGCAGTCCGCACCGGCAACAACAATGTCCGACGCGCCTAAATAAACCGCAAGATGCAACGCCATGTGTAGCGACGACGGACCAACAATCAACGTGTCCGGATCGTCCGGCCAATGAACGAAAGGATCAAACGCCGCATAACGTTGCTCAATCGTCGGAACCTTGATCACGTTCGGTTCAGATGCGGGACGTTCGCTGCGATCCTCATGCGGCACCTGTTCTACCTCAGAGGTGAACACCGTCAAATCCGGTCGCATTCGTGCGATAGCGTCCGCGTCGTTGTGGTGTTGCGACACCGAATAGAACCAACTCAACCCTTGCGAGACACCCGCATAGTTTGTGCATACGCACACTTTGTCATCCCAAAACCGCGGGTCAATGTGGTTCAGGCTTGCGCCGGATCCAAGCACCCAAATGGTTTCGCAGTCGTGGATGTTGTGGAACTTGGTCAGTCCCACGACAACCGCCTACGACGCAACAGGGAATACCCGCCGTCCGTGAAATCCTCCATACTGTGCTTGCGTTGCACATACAGACGATTAGCCTTGAACGTTTCCGCGTTCCTGTCGTTGTAGCCATATTTCAGGGTCGAACTGTTGTCATGATCAACTGATATATCAGAGAACATGATAGGCACCTGATAATGACGGCACCGCGTCATATAATCGTCATCCTCAAAATACGCCGGGTGAACCTGCTCATCAAACAATCCCACACGCTCTATAACGGACTGTGACAGGCAAAACGTAGACCAGACAGGTGTTGCACCCGCCAACAACAAAACCCCGTCAGAAACCGTCTCAGCGAATCTTTGCAGGGATCCCGCAGGAAACACCACATCGAAGTTCGCCACAAGCCACCACGGAGCCAACGCCGTAGCCTTGATGCCAAGATTCCACGAACCCGCCACACCAAGATTGCACGGCATCGGCAACAGCGTAATAGCACCAACCCGATCACCCGCAGCCTGCCGCAGTTCCACCGGATCCACACACATCCCGTTATCCACCACAACAAGCCGGTGAACCGGGAAATCAATCGAACCCGCCATCCGGTACAACAACTCCGGACCCGCCAAAATCGGCACAATCATTACGGGTATAGAATCCGCATCCTCCCCAATCATAGCGGCATCACACCAAATCGTCTAACAGTGGCCGCCACATATTCTCATACACAAAGTCCGCATCGTAATTCTCAACGATGAACTTCCGTGCCGTAGGTGAACGTTCACCCTTACGCTCATACGCCTGTTCCAAAGCGTTCACGATGTCCTCAACCGCAGGCGTATTGAACCACGCGTTTTGACTCGCATCCCACAACGGTTGACCCCGGACCTTCCAACCGTCACCAACCAACTCAGGTTGCGCACTGAAATCGTTGACGATCACCGGAGTTTCACACGCCTGCGCATCCGCAACCGTGATCCCGAAACCCTCACCCAACGTAGGCGCAAGCAAAACATCCATGCCGGTATATATAGCCGCCAACACTTCATCACTCAAACCAACGCGGTTCTGGTACTGATTCACGAACTTCACCCGCGACTCATCCAAACCCACGGCCTGAATCAACGGATCTAACGGGATCCCACCCATACCGCCATACCGTTCCGTATGCATATACAAAACCGCGTCATCGTGACGTTCCGCAAAAATAGAGAACGCTAACAACTGTTCACCAAACGCCTTCCGGATTGGAGACGTTCCCTTGTTCGCGTTCACGATCCCCACAACGAATTGCGAGGAATCCACTTGCATCAGTTCCCGACCCGTGCGCACATTCCCAACATCGTCGGACACCTGCGCCGTAGGTTTGAACACACTCGTTTCAATCCCGTGCGGAATATAGTAATGATCAATCCCGGCCTTGCTCATCAGACCGGCACCGTACTTACTCATGGCAATCGGGGTCACGTTCGGTTTACTGATGAACGCCGCAACCTTCTCCGGAATCGGCAGATGATCAATCGGCACCCACGACACAACCGGCATTTCATCAAACCGCGGATGCGTGTAAACCCACACATCATACAAAGTGAAAACGTGATGACGGTAGTCCGGATGTTGCTTAGACCAATCCACAAAGTACGGGTGAATCATATCGTTGGAATACGCATCGAATCCCCGCGGGAAATGTTCAATGCCTTCCCACGCGCTCATCGTTGCTTCAAGACCATAGTTAGCGGCAACCGCTATCGCATGACCATCCTTGATCATCCGTGACACAACCTGTTTAGTTTGCGTCCCGTAGCCTGTCGGACTCCATGCAGCGTTACTACACCAAAGACCCGCAATCGGTTGTGTTCCGTTGCGGTTACGTCGTCTGCGCTCAGCGCGATCCATTAGTTTCCTCCGTTGGCAGGTTTGGCAGGAGAGGGAGGGTAGCCGGTCCTGCCTCCGACTACCCTCCCGGTACTACATCAGCACACTAGGCAGCGTTGCCGATGAAGTGCTTCACCGCATCGGACTGACCGAGGTCACCCCACACGCGGATGGTCACGCGGAAGCCAACTTCATCTGATGCGAAGTAGGCATCATCAGAGCGAGCAACCTCAATGCCGCCGACCTGACGAACGTGGTATGAACCGTGGTACCCGAACAGTACCGACTTAGCAGCGGTAGCGATAGCCGGAACATCGGGATTCTCAACGACGGCATAACCGGCGAAAGAATCAGCCATACCAACGGTAGCCGCAGGAACGTACAGGTACTGACCTGCATTGTCCTTCAACTTCCGCAGTGCACCCATGCTTGCGCGACGCATCATGAACGCGCCACCAAGACGGACATACGCACCGTCAACCGCGTGCGCAAGGTCAATCAGGTTGTCAGCGGTGAACGCGCCGGAAACTCCGGTGCCACCGGTGATACCCGAACCCGAAGCGGTCACAATGCCGTTCGGTTGCACAGTGCCGGTACCGACGGTCAACAGGTTATTGACCTTCACACCAACGGAAGTGCCAAGCGTGCGACCTAGGTACGACACAACATCAATGCCGCTGTCCTGCAACAGTTCCCGGCTCACCTTGGTAAGCACGGCAACCTTCTGCGACTTCAACGTGATAGTGCTAAACGTCGGATCCAGCGGAGAGATGCTAGTAGCCTCATCAATGGCAGTACCGAGCGGACGCGAAGCCTCCACCGGAACCTTGATGTCCTCACCGGAAGCAGTGTTCAACAGAGTGACAATGCCACCGTCAAGCATCGGACCAACGGTCACCAACTTTTCCTGAATGACATCGTAGAACGTCTGCGGCACGAGGGACGAATCGTCCGAAGTGTTCAGGTCACGACGCTCGAAAGTGTGCGAACGGATTTCACCGTCAACCAACTTGCGAACCATATCGAAATCCGATTCACCGCGAACCATCGCAGCCTCACGAACCTCAGGTGCATCCACGAGAGACGCTTCAATGTCCTTGGCGCGAGCCTCTGCGGATTGCAGATCCTCAATGCGCTGCGAACGCGAATCAATGTCAGCATTGATCCGGTCATACTGCTCTTGTTCCTCAGCGGAAAGGTCACGACCCTCAGCCGCCGCAGAATCCAAGAGCGCCTTGGCTGCGTGCCACGCCTGTTGACGCGCCTCAACCTGTCGCTTCAAATACTCCATGATTGGAATACCTTCCTTGAATAGTTGTTTGTTGTTTACAAATCCGCAGCGGCTCCGCTAGCGGTAACGTCCTGCGGCTCCGCAGTGACGAAGTGGAGGTGTCCGGAATCGAACCGGAGTTCCCGCGTTGACCCTCGTGGGGTTTTGAACGCGAGTCGTACCAAATCACCCCCGACAGGATTAGAACGCTTTAGCCAACAACTCCATCTGCTTCTCAAGAATTGACAGAGGAACAGTAGGTTGCGGTTCATCAGTTTTGCCGGTCATCTTATCAACCAGCGTGCGCAAGATGTTCGCCTGATCATCACTCAACTCACCGGACTGCAACGCCGTCATAGCGTCCGACAGTTCATCCGCATCCATTTCGGTGCGGTGCGCAATGACCTTCAAGTTGCGAACACTCGCAGTGGTAGACGGATACGCCGGGACACCCGACACAACACTAACTTCATGCAACCGAACCTCTTGCAAAGTCCGCTCATTGCCGTCTGATGACCACTCATCCGCAACGGTACTGAACCCGAAACTCATTCCGGTGATATCGCCGCGGCGAATGTGGTACGCAGTTGACCGGCCAATCTCCGTGTCCGGCAAATCAATCTCAACATAACCGCCATCAGGACGATCCTCAATCCGCAAAGTCTTAGCGCGAGTCGAACCAAGCAACAACTCATCATTGTGGTTGTAGTAGGCACGCACATCGTTGCGGGATTTCAGGGTGCGACTGAACGCGCCTTGCGCGATACGTTCCGTGAACGGCAACGGCAACGACGGTTCGTTATACCGCCACGCATACCCGCCGAAAGTCATACCGTTTGAATCATCACCAATCGCACGCATTTCCGCATCAAACGTGCGAACCTCAACGTTCTGCATTTCTGTCCTCTCATCGCGGATCCGTTCAACTTCACGTTCCAACCACTGACGCGCCGGACCGGGATCCAACGGATCAATCCCCCACAAGTAATGTGCAACCGCACCGGCACCCGGCCACTCCGGATGTTCCGGGTCACGGTTTTTCGGTGCCTCTAAATCAACCTCATGCCGCGCACCCCAAGCGTTAGCGCGAACAACTTTGTCATCCGACATTTCACCCCGCGCCATAGCGCGTGCCTCACGCAAAGTGCCGTCCGTCAAACCGTCACCCCCGTACCCTTCACGGTTCAACTCAAGACCACGCGCCGCCGCATCCTGAATATATTGCGGAATGTTCTCAGCGCGATCCTCAGACGGAGGTTGCAACGCATCAATCTTTGTCAACGTACTGAACCGGTGACCAACCAACGTTTCCGTAGGAACAAACCCATCATCCTGCGCAGCGAAAATACGAATCAACGCCGCCGGGTCATCCTCACTAGCGTTGATCGAAAAATCACTATCCGGAATCCCTAACACACCCTCAGTCATGATGTGTTCCACCTGACCGCGTGCCATGCCGCCAGACGAATCCCACTCAACGAAATCACCAAGCGCGAGTTCACCGGGTTCAGCGCGAACCTCAAAATCCGCAGGATCCAGAACAGTCAAACCAAGACCTGCGTACGCTTCCCGCGTATCCGCGTCGTTCTCGAAAACGTGCGTAATACGGTATGACTGTGCGAGACGTTCCGCCTCACCCGTCTTGAAACTCACCGTATCCACGGACTCATCCGGACGCATAAACAACGTGAACGAACGCAACCCCGCATTCGTCAACGTCGTGACCGTCGTCGCGCGTTGCCGTTCCTCCCGACCCGTGATCACAAACAAATCACCCGGAAGGTTATTGATGTGTTCTATCACATCACGAATAGGCCGGGTACCCCGTTCAATGATCGTGTCATCAATATCCGTGATCACCGCAACCGCAGCGTTAGCGACACGCTCACCACCCGGTTCAATACCCTCCGCAACACTCAACGCAACCATCTGATCAATAGCCGCCTGCTTAGTGTCGTGGCAACCCAAAACTTCCCCATCCTGCTTGATCACACCCCAACCGGCGCAACCCTCCGCAGAATCCGAAATGAAATAAGGCATCAGTCAACCACCTGCCGCAGAACACTAAGTTTCGTTGGTTGACTAGATATAGCCACCAGATCATCCAAAGGTGAAACATCTAACGTAATGGATTCCTGAGGACGTAACAGGAACCCGTTATCAACTTCAACGGTCTGATGGTTCACCCAAATATCGTGACCGCCGTTGTATTGCTCACTGAACCCTAATTGAAAATGCACCTCAGTACCGTTGCCACCAAGATCCGTGAACTTCATGACATATTCCGTTGACGGTTCAAGAGTGTGAACCTTCGTCAACGCGAGAGCGTCGCCGGACTGATTCGATGCCGGGACGTATTCCTCACTGACGGACGTTCCACCCGTCACCGTAGTAGCACCGGTCAAGACGGAATCGTAGGTGTCCGCAAAGTTACGATTGATGTTGTACGCCAACACCGTTCCGCCGGTGCCGTACGTTGCACCCTCAATCAACTGCGCGAGAACAGTGGAGTTATCAACATCAATTTGATAGAACTGAAATTGCACACCATTGGATCCCGTACGAATCGCCAACGCCGTACTACCACTGTTCGCCAACGTGAACCGCGCATCCGCAAGGAACACATAACCATCACGCGAATACTCATCCGCCTCACTACGCGGCTGCAAATTACGCAACGTCACACGCTGCTCATGCACAGACGGAGGATGAACCTGAACCTGCGGAGACCCAATGGACAAAACTGAACTTGAAATTGACATTAGTCCACCGGGTACTCATCGGCAATATCGGCAGGTGACTCCGCCGCCTGAGTAGCGTTCTGCAACTGCACCGTAGGCAACCCGGTGTGTTCGATTTCCGGCAACCCGACAACCTGCGCCGCCGCTGCCGGTGTGTAACCAACCTGAACAAGACGCGCCGCCATATCAACACGCTTTTCAAGTTCCACAATGTTCGCCGCGCCAAGGTTCACGTTCGCCAAAGCGACGCGGTACTCATCGCCGCCTTCAACAAAGTCCAGATCCTCAAGCCGGTGAATGTCATTGATAGACAACCATCCGCCTTGAATGGCCTGCGAATAAGAGGTGTACCGGTCTTGCAAGTTCGCACGCAACAAACCATCTACGTTGAACTTTAGGAACCCGTCACCGATCAACATGATCGAATACGCGTTTTCGATCTTTTGAATAATCGGCAATAAGGTGTAGGTGACGAACTGCCGCGACGATTCCTCAACAGAGGCATACGACATCGCGCCTTGTTGCGTGGACTGCAACATATGAACAGGGATACGGAACATCCGCGCCACCTGCTCAACCACAAACTGTTGTTCCTCAATCAGTTGCGAATCATCCGGCGCAATCGTCGTTCCGTTGAACTTCGCGCCACCGGACAACACACCCGGACGATGCGCCTTCCGCAACCCCTTATGACCCTTTTCCCACGAGTCTTGAATAGCCTTCGCCTGTTCCGCGGTCACCTCACCGGGAACCTCAATCACACCCGCCGCGCTCGAGCCGGAACCGAAAAACGCCGCCGAGTATTCCTCAAGAGCCTTAGCCAAACCGAGAGTTTCACGCAACTCACTGATACGGGACGTACCATGCAACGCACCCGGCAACCGCAGATCCGTGATGTGTGCGATTTCGTTTTCCGTCAAAACGGTTTTGCCGTTATCAACGACGTACTCAAGCCGTCCACTGTCGTCCCGGCGCACCTTGATCCGGCGCGGATCCATGATGTGCAACGCGATAACGTCCCCGCGTTGGTTGAACAGTTTGCGCGTGAACGACTCACCATGAATCAACAAAGAGAAAATAAGCATTTGATAATGGTCACTGCGGGACACGTTCATATCCGGTTCAGGGTTATCCACCCAAGGCGGTTTAGGTCGCAGCGCACGACGTTCCGAACCGGCGCGGTAGAACGCGTCAACCGGCAACGTTGAAATGCTATCCGCG